GAATATCTAAAAGAGATTGTAGATAAAGATGGAGCTCATGAAGGCTATCCAGAAATGTCTTATAGTTATGATTTACAAGCAGGCGATCATCCAAGGCTTTTTCAACGCAAATACCAAAAGTTTTCAACAACTCTTTGTAATTTTTTAGGAGCTAGAAATGAAGCAGTACATGTATTTTATCCTAAGATGGGTTACATGGGCTGGCACAATAATTGGAACGCACATGGTTACAATATATTGCTATCTTACACACAAAATGGTAGAGGATTTTTTAAGTATAGAGATCCAAAAACACATGAAAATATCCACATGCAAGACCCAGAAGGTTGGTCTTGTAAGGTAGGCTATTATGGCAGGGGCAGAGAACCCGATAAAGTCTACTATCATTGCGCAGGAACCTACGAACCCAGACTCACATTGGGTTATGTCATACCACATTTAGGGCTTTGGGAGTCCATGGTTGACGATATTTCAGGCAACTAAGCCCTAAGTCCTTGATTTTAGAAAAAGAGTGATCGTCCAAGCGAGAAATCGCTTGATTTGTGGTCCCAAAGGGTCTATAATAGTAGTATAAATTAAATTAAGTGAGGAATATTTAATGGCATTACTAGAAAATACAGTCGAAATAAACGGACAATCCATTAATAAAGAACGTTTTGGATTTGCAGCCACCGACGATAATTACAAAACCTTTACAGGTGATGTACTTTTTACAAGCCAAAAAGCCAAAAAAGGCTGGAGCCAATCCATAGAAGAAAAATTTAACGATGCCAAAGTTCTTGGTGGGATAGTTTATTGGAAATCAAATGGAGCGATTCCATTTGCAGACATGATTTTAGACTTTGTTCAAATAGATGCTATTAGTATGGACATAGCAGAAGCAACAATAACAGCCAGACAAAAAGACGATTCAAACTTTTGGGAAGAGTATGGACTTCCAGTTGAAGGCGACACATCAGGAACCAAAACAAAGAACGAAGCAGTTAGAAGAGCGTTCGAAAGACGCGATGAAGTAAAAGCCAGAATGCAAAGAATAGAGATTGTGAAAAATCCAATGGACAGGAGATAGAATGAAGTACACAGATTACATAGCACAAGAAGTTAAACAGAATCTAGTGAAGTGTTCAGAGAACGCACAGCTAGATCATCACTTTTATACAACACCACTGGAGCCAATAATTGGCGACGTTGGTAAAGTTAATTACGGCGAATCAAATTACGCTGTAGGCCCACTGACAAAGACAATTTATGTTTCAGATGTTTTTGGAAACAGATACAAAGTTTCAATAGAAGATTTAAAAAAGGTTAAAGGCAAAGGTTTTATTACCCATGCTGAGGCTGACAAATTAGATCTAGGTTATGATAGAGAGGAAGGCATACATTATGTCAAATAAAATGGCAAAGGCGAGACGTGTAGATCCTAGACGAGCGAAAGCAATCATCGTTGATATTGACGGTACGATATCTCATAGGGCAGGAGAGAATCCTAGAGACCCTTACGATATGACTAGAGTCGAAGAAGATATTTACGATCCAATCATTGGAGGTATTGCTCAAAAATACTATGAAGATGGATATGAGATTGTTGTAGTTTCTGCTAGAAATGAATGTGCTAGAGAAGGTACAGTTAAGTTCTTATGGGACGCAGGGTTTTTATATCATGCTTTGTATTTTAGAGCTGATGGAGACTACAGAAGAGATTCAGAAGTTAAAACAGAAATTTATCAACGTAACATTGAACAGCGTTGGGACGTTGAATTTGTTTTAGATGACAGGAATCAAACTGTCAGAGCCTGGAGAACATTAGGTTTAAAATGTTTACAAGTAAGTGAAGGAGATTTTTAAATGGATATTGTACTTGATAGTTTAATGGCATTGATTGTAGCAGGTGTTGCAGTTGGTATTGTTTTAGGTGTAACTGGAGCCTTTATAAAAGTCAGTTGGAAATTAGCTAGGTATGTAGTATTACTAGCATTCATTATTTACGTTGTTAAGACATGGGTATAATATTATGAGTAGTAGAAAAACGTATGACGGATTAGCACAAGAAATTGCTGATGAAGTTAATGAAGATATCAGAATGAGTAACAACTTATCTGATGGTGAAGAATACAATGATCAAATCATAGATCAAATGGTGATGGATAAAGCTAGTGAGGTAACTCCTGATTATCTAGATCATTATGACGTAGCTTCTAAAGCTTTAGAAATGGTTGATTACGATCAGGTGATATCATAATGGGAACATTCAAGAACGGAAACCATAAATTAACTGAAGAAGAAAAGAAGGCCAAGCAGGCTGCTCACGGGCGGCGCTGGAGGAAGAATAATCCTGACAAGGTTAAGGCCACTCGAGCTACTCATTATAAAAACAATCGTGAAACTGAGATTGCTCGCTCCGCCCAGTGGGCACAAGATAACGTCTGGGAAAGTTTTGAAAGTCTTACAAGAAGCAAATGCTCTCAGTATTTTGGAAGCGACTCAAAGGCAGGTTTGCCAAATGATTTTAAAGATGGAGTCGAAATGGCAGTATGGTTTAATCAAAAAGTAGAGGCCAATCGTAAAAGAAATAACGGCCAGGTACTTTGTGAAGCTACAGGCGTTCCTTTAAGCTATGAAAAAAATTCATTCTTTCAGATATCATATGATAGACTGAACAATACAGATTTAGGACATGCAAAGGATAATACATTCATAACTTATGAAGTTTTTAATACATCAAGAAAAGATAAGTTTTCTAAAGAAGAAATGATAGAAGGAAACATCCAAGTCGCGATCGCGATGATGAAGAAAGATCCAAAAATAGCTAAACGTATTTTGAAAGGTTACCAAACTACTTAGTACCGATAGCCATAAACCTATCGTAATAAACCTTTCCATTCCAATCATAATAAAACTGTTTGACTTTACCCGTGTAGGTCGTATCTTTTAGTCCTACATTTTCAATCAATTTCTTTTCACTATCCACACAATTAATTCCATACATCTCTTCTATAACGTTAGAAGATTGGCAAGCAAATATTGCATGTTTGTTTGCTGTCCTAAGATCAAGTAGTGGATACATCTGTTCAGCACCCATTGTAATTACTATATCTACTTTCAATTGATTTAACTCATCAAAAGCGAATGGAATGTCCATGTTCCAGTGATTTATTTTGATGTATTCTTCTGTAATATAATGCCCATTGAACACCTTAGAGAGCTCTAAAGCTTCGTTATCTATATCAACTAGGTGCATTTCTCCCACGGACAAGTTCTCACATAGTAAAGGAACTAAGGGTATGCCTAACCAGCTGTTTAATACAAGAATATTAAATTGCTCGTCTTTTAAATAGTTATCCAAACTTTTTTGTAGCTCTTCAACTAACCATATGGCTCCTTCCATGGTGTTTGGATTGAGAGCTTGGCGAAAGTCGTCGTGCTTGTGTTTCATCTCATGCTCTACCTTGGCAAGACCTTCGCCCCAGTATTTCATGCTGTTTAAAAAATTAAAATTTAACATCTTCTTTTCTTCCCATTGAGTCAAATAAACAGACGTATGGTATTTGCCTGTAGACTTGTGTTTCTACATCATGAGGAAATATGTACCCATGATTGTAACTGTAAAACCATCCTATAGGAAAGTATTTAATTCTTGCCACACCTTTGTGGCTAAAGAAATTATCTATTCCCCGATAGTACCATAAGATCTTATCTATGTGTGTTTTAAAATAAAGAGTTATGTTCTCTTTATCTAAGTTATCATTCCATCTTAATATACTAGAATTAAGTTCTGTAAATCTATGTGGAATGTGTTTTGTTTCTTTTTTCATTTTTTCTAAATCGTGCCAATGTGTTTGTCCAAAGCATAAACAATCCTCAGGATCAAAGTTGACAATATCATCTATATTCTTTTGGATAATAATATCTAAATCAAAGAATAAATTATCTCCTTTCTTCCTTACAACATTATCATCAAACAAGTACATCTTATTCCACCACTTTTCCATCTTGTTATCTTTTGGTAGTGGTATAACGTTTACTTCTTTGTCAAGTCCTTTAGGACTTTCTGTTAAACAATGGAACGTAAATTTATAACTTAAATGTTCTTTACACGATTCCAATATTTTATTGACGTGGTGTGAAGAATATTTCGTTCCCCATTTAACAGTATAGATATTTAAATGTTCTATGTGCATGTATTTATTGCCAGTGCTTCAGTAAGTTTGGATCAACTAACTCATTCTGTTTAACTTTACCTCTATCAGGTGTAGGTTGTGGTAGTAGATCTACATTAAACACGCAGAGGATAGGGGTTTCCCTATAAATTTTTGTTTTCAAATCATCATCGTCCCAACTACGTCCGCGGTTATATGAGTAAGCATACTCTGCTGGAAAATGATCCCATAATTTTTTGCCCCAATTACCCCATCTCCAACTGTGGTAATTGTCTGTTCCGTCTGTAAATGTAAACCAAATTTTATCTTGATGTTCTAATACATCATGCCATATACATTCTGCTTGATCGTCACTCCATATTTGACAGCTGCCATTTGTATATGCTCCATGAGATAATTTAAATCGTCTGGTTTTCATTGGCCTAGGATCTTGCCACCACGATCTTAACTTGGTTGGACGTTCAAAATTCCAAGTGATCAAAGGTTCTATATCATTTTGTATTATTACATCTAAATCAAAGAATACAAACCTACCTG